TTCGTATGTTCTTGTCGCGTTAGTTTCATAGTTAATTATCTCATAGTTGTCACTTATGATGTTTCTTTTTGTTGCGAGCACGAAATAACTTGCTGTTCTGTTTTACTACGTTTTTCTGATTTTGCTCATTTTTATTATTTTTGTGTTGATTAGTCTTCGAACCCCGAGATCTACACTCTTTCCCTACTCGACGCTCTTCCGATCGAGTTAAGGTAGAGGAGGAACCCCAAGTAATCCCTGAGGCCCCTCCCCTTAGTTTTTAGACTTCGATATATTCAATCACCAGCTTAGCAGCACCAGCCGTGAAGGCCGCAGTTGCGTAGACAAGCGACATATATGCATTAGCTGCACCAACCGTAGCCGTGCCACCAACAAGAGCGCCGTTACATACGACAGCTTTGTTAGCAGCCAAGTCAGCAACAGCAACAGCCGCGTCAATACCATCTGCATCAATGATAGTGCCGTCAGCCTGCTGAAGACCAATACCCAGAGTAGCGGAACCACCTGAGGTAAACGCCGTAGTGACAACCAAAGAGGCTTTCGTAATGTAAGCTCCAGCAGGAATGAACGCATCATTCGGCTGTGGATTAACATCAGAAGTGCCTAGCGCAGTTGCGTCTTTAAGTTCAAAGACCATAGTCTTAACACCGTTCTGAGCGTTAAGGCCGTTGTCTCTAGCTGCACCTTGAGCGTTGTTAGTGATAACAAATAGACCGTCTGCATTAGTATAAGACATAATTTAATTCTCCTTTCTTATACCACAGAAGGCTTGGAAGCAACACGAACCATGTTCTCAGGCCGGTACAGTTTAACACCATAACGGCTCGTCGTAACATATTCGTGACGCTGCAAGTCCTTGTTATATTCGTAGTCAACTTCTGGCATCTGACGCCACGCACCAACGAAGGGAGTGACAGTCGGAGCAGCGGAGAAGAACAAGTTTGCCTTACCGTTGTCAGAAGAGAAGTCAACATTTGAATTATCACGGTCTGGCAGAGCATTGTCAGTAACATCCGCAAGGTAGTTAGAGCAATATACGTCAAAGCCATAGATGTTCTTAACGAACGTCATGCCTGTGGCGATACCGTCTGCAACAATGCCTTCAAACCGTGGGTTATTGCTGACATTAACGAGGTTGGAGATCGTATTGATCGTGTACTCGACAGATGGATCAACAATAGCAATCAAAGCCTGATCGGGAACACTAGCTCTTTTCAAAGCGAAGCGCGCGCGAGCAAAGTCTTCAATCGAAATCGTACCAGCAGCAGCAGCCCAACGATGTTCTACACCGTCAAGTGCTTCGTTACTGTTGGCTGAAACACCTGAGTCAGCAGCAGCAAGGGTCGTCGTTTCGAAGTGAGCCATGATAGCTCTTTCCTGCTCAGGAACAAAGCGAGAGATAATCTGCTCACTGTAGAAGGAGTCCTGTTCAGCTTTCTTCGTGATGTAGGTAGCAGACGACAGATACTTGTCCACGGAAAACGTGAACTGACCTGTGTCAAGTGGACGATATGCAACTTCGGTGTCTTCCGAATAGTCGTCAACCTGAGCCTGCCCGATGGAAGGAATAAAGAACGTATCGCCATCAGGGAAGCCCTCAAGCATACGCACATACTTCTGTGCCATCATTTCGTCTCGTAGAATTTCCTTAAGCTCGCCAGACCATACTTCGCCGCGAGTAAGGAGATCAACATTACCAGTGGTCATAGCCATGATATTTTCTCCTAGTTTGTCTTGTTTTTACAAAGGACATACTAAAGCCCAAATCGGTTACCTAGTCGTTTTCTATCCTCTAGTAGACTTTGTTGAACCTTAGGACTGTAGTACAGGTTTTTGTTAGTCCGCCTCAGGTTCTGGTAATAGTCCCAGTTTCTTTCCTGATTGCCGGACTGCATGTTGACGCCTTCAGTTCTGATCGTGCCGGTAACCATAGGTTGGGTGTTCCTACGTTGCTCACCGATTAGCGTGAAGAAAGCTGTAGGAGACTCAGTTGCAATATCTTGAAGACGGCTTACTGGCATACCCAATGCTTGTGCCTTCTTCTCAATTTCAACTTTGGCCTCAGTTCCATACATCTGTTCTAGTTGCTGGTTAACAGAGTCAATGTTTTGTTTAGCTGTACTCTGTTTCTCACGTTCTGTTAGCGTCTGCTCAACAAGGCTTTTAAGTGTGTTCTCACTTAGGTCTGGCGTGGTGTTGCCTGCTTCAGTGCCACTAGTATTATTGTTGTTGGACTGTACTTCAGTGTTTACGTTAGTGGTATCCGTAGCCCTATTCTGAAGTTGTTCAAGCAATGACTTGGCATAATCCTGTTTACCTAAATCTTCTTTGAGTTCCTTAAGTTGGGACTCAAGAGTACTAATGTAGGTATCAGCTTCCAGTTTACCTTTAGCTAGTACCTCAGGGTCACTCCATTGCTCTCCCTTAGTCTCGACGAGTTTGCCTAAAAATGAATCCTGTGGTTGGGCTTCAGTTTCAAAAGCTGACTCTGTAGCCTGACTACCGTCTGTGGTTTGATCGGAGTCAGTGTCAAAAACGGACATTGTTAATCCTTTTTGTTTAGATCAATTAGTTCAAGAATATCTTCAAGCACTCGGTTGTACTCGTTGACGGCGATTTGACGAAACTCCCAATTAGGTGTCTCGTAGTCCCTAACACCATCTTTCTTTTTGTAATGAGTGTTAAGAATTTCAGTTAGAGAATCGAATGCGTTTCTGTAATTAAGAACTTCGTACCTTCTTTTCTCTTTGTCCTCAGATTTAGTTCCTCTGAACCAAACTTGTTTCATTAGATACCCATCTCTTCTTGTGTCATTAGGTTCTCTTGATTAACCGCCTCAGCATTCTGCATCTGGGTTTGAGTCTCAAGTTGCTCAGAGACAGAGATGTTTTCACCAAAGAGAGACGCCTCACCAAGTTCTTCAGAGATGATCTTAGCGAACTCCTTACCTGAGAGATGAGCAGAAACAGTGGGGTCAGCAGCTTTGATTTGAAATAGTTGAGTGAGGTTTTGAACACGCCTGGCCCTTTCGGCAAAGTGTCTAGCGCCAACAGGTACAATTTTACCGGAGGCAATAATGTCATCCTTTGTAATGTCTCTAAAGAAAGCAACACCTGTGGCATCATCAATAACTTTAATAGTGTCACTAAAGTTTATGTACCGTCTTGCTGTCTCAAGCATGGAGTTTAGAATTGGTTCTAAGAATACTCTTTCGAAGTGAGCAGTCTTGTGTTCGAAGATACGAGACGCAGCATTCTGTAGAGACTGTACTTCGAAGGCTGTCTTTTCACCTGGGGTTCTGATACCCATAGCTTGTCTAGGTGCGCCAGCCATTTCCTCCATCTTGTTCTCTAGGGTCTGAATCTGGAGGTCAGCGTTAAGTGCTGTAGCGTCAGGTACTAAGTAACCTACGTCACCTTCTTCACCTAGATAGATTCTAGTCCCAGGTTCAAAGTCGAAGTCTTCTACGTCACCTCTGATCTTCATAACTGGGTAAGCAATCTGGTCGAATACGTCAGCTTTGAGGTTCTCTAGGTGGTCAATTCTGTACTGCATACCGACTAGGTTATCTAGTGGTCCCATAGCGTAGAGGTTGTCAGGTCTAGGCCTCCATCCTGCGTGGAAGACAGGGGCATGTCCAAGCCAAGATGGGTTCTCTTCGTTAGTCAGAATGTAAGCTCTATCAACTACTGTAATGATACGGTCTACTTGGAGTTCATCATTTTGGTAGTCAAAGATATCGCCATAAAAAGTTAGGATTTCTACATAGTCAGATTCGTAGTAGTGCTGGATAGACGAGAAACCATCTGCAACGTAGCCTTCTGATTTGTTGAAGGTAGCGTCTGAACCTCTTACTGCTGCTCTAGCATGAAGCATTTTATCTAGAATGACCTGCATGTTTTCCTTAGCTGGGTCATCCTTAATCATTCTTTTAATTTCACCTAAGGTTTTAATTGACTTAATAATCTTAGGTGCTTTAAGGAAATCAGATGCTGCTGGATTAAAGCAAATGTCGTAGGGGGAAATACGAACTACCTTAGGACCAACGTACTGAGAAATGTAATCTCCGTCTTCTTTGATCTTGTATCTGTCTTCCCACTGTACTGTAGCGAAGCAATTACCGTATTGAATGTAGTCGTAGATTAGATCAGAAGCTGTGTTGACAAAATCAGACTGCCTAACTTTGTTTTCCATATACGCTTGGATGGTGTCTCTTTTAGCTTTTACATTTGAATCAATGGAAGAAGCCTCAAACCTCATCCACTTTTGCTGGGGAAACAAAGAAGCAAAGTAGTTAGCATGAAGGTTATCCATAAGCTGCGTGAGCTTAGGGGTCGTAGTAGTGTTAGACCAAGGGAGCATAGCATTGCCTGTGGTCTTAGTGTCAGTTGCGTAGAGGTAGTTACGCAGTTCTTTCCACTCTTGGATTTTTGTATTACGAAGGGTGTCCCACTCACGCCACCTGTTAGCAATCTCAACTGCTAAGACCTCCGGTTCAACAATGTTCTCAATGTCTAAAGTCTCACCAGCCATTAGGCAGCACCTCTAAATCTGTTATTAGCCCAAACAATATTGCTTCTGTTTTTTCTGTTTAGGCTAGTCGATGGTTTAATAGCCATATCAATACATGAAGCTAATGCGTCGATTACGTCATCGTGTGGTGGGTTCCTACTAGATAGCTCTTCTTCTAGTACTTGAATGTTCCCACCTTTGTAATGCCAAATTTGTAAGTTGTCGTATCTAGGTTCAAGGGTAGATGCTATACGTTCTTGCTTACTGCCGTGAGACTTGCTAGGTCTGAACTCATCAATGCTGAGAGACAGGCCGTGGTCTTTAATCATTTCTTTTAGTTGTTTTACGATAGCTGACTGAGCTACTGTAACTTCGGCTCTGATCTTACGGAAAGACCACTTAGCATGTAGGTTAAGTATGTGTTCGAAGTAATCTGAAATTCTCTCAGTTCTGAACCTATCTATGTCAATAACGTAGCAGTTATTCTCTCCGTCTACACCTACAACTACAATAGCTGTGTAGTCAGCCTTACGATTTAAACTAAATGCAAAGTCAACAGCTGCAAATACATTGATTCTACGGTCCTTATAATACCAGTAACCATTATCTCTTGTCAAGAACTTTCTTTCGAAATACTGAAACTTTTCTCTTCTGACTGGTACATTGTCAGGATCAGTAGGATCGTTGTAGTACTGAGCTTTGAATTGGCTTTTGTCTAGGTACTGACCTCTTTTCTTAGCTAAGACTTGACGATCAAAACCAAACCACTTTCCATCTTTACGTTTTTGCTTAGGCCAAAGGAACTCACCATTACCTTCGCCACTATCTTCGACTGCTCTCTCGTATACTTCGTAAATTGGAATAGAACCGTCTAGGTCTCCGTTGTCGTCGTAAGTATCCTCTTGCATCTGCATTAAGTCGTTATACAAATCCTTGGGGTGATACCTAGTACCTACAACCCATTCCCTTGAGTTAGCTCCTTCGATGGATGACAACAAAGAGTACTGACTTTTAACTCTGTCTCTTCCTTCGTTTGTGTAGGCATTCTCGTATACGACTGCATCATCAAGTACTGCGATATCACAATGCAAACCTGTTAAGCTTGTAGTTAGGCCACCTGTAAAGACGGAAGGATCACGGATGTTCTCTTCTTTCCTTAGTGGGTGGTCTAGACAAATCTCAGATGTCGTCCAACGGGTGCGCTTACCTTCTTCTTTGTGGACATGTTCAGGCCAGTATCTCTGATAGGTGTCAGATGTAAGGATACCCTTAATGAACGACAACTGTTTCTCAGCTAGGTTTGCTGTAGCTGAAATGTATAGAATCCTAAGTGTTGGGTCTTTAGTTAGTTCCCAAGCTGCTCTGAATGCAACCAACCTAGACTTACCGTGGTCACGGGGAAAGAGTAGAAGCTGATGTGACTTACTGTCTTGCCTAGTCCACCAGTTAATTACATCTTCGTGACAAATACCTAGCATTTGCTCAGGTGCAACCAACTTAATAAATACTGAAAGGTCAGCTTCAGCCGCTAGTCTTACGTCATCTAATGATGGTTTTTTAGGCTGCATAGTACTCTTTAAACTGGTTGTTTCTTAAGCTCAAGGAAAGGGTACGAAGAGCAACCAGCGTACCAAGAAGTTATTTCTTTTATCTCAAGCCTGTGGTTCATAATCTGCTGTACTACTTCGTAGGAGGGACACTCAGTGACTTCAGATAACTTTGTTTCGTGTGAACCATCAGGCAGAGTAACAACCAATAACAGCAACAGCTTTGATATTAGACCTAATTCCACCTGTGTAACCCCTTGTTTTAACTCTTAATTTCAGGATGTCTGCCATTGTGCATGTGACTAAGTTTGTCTACATGAGACTTAAGACTAGCTATGTCAGCTTGTATTGTAGCCATTTCTCTGTGACGACGTTCCATTGTACTAGGGTCCATCATACTTGAAATAATAGATAGTCTTTGGTGTTGAGTTTCTACCTTAGTCTCCATAGTATCTAAGCGTTTGTCTAGGCTTCTGAGTCGTTTCTCTAAGTCAGTTAAAGTTTCTAAGATAGCCTTAATCTGCATTTTACCTACGGCTGCTGCACCTGCAACACTGAAGAGTATCCCTCCTAAGGTAACAATCAGCCGTACATCAATAGCGCCTTCCATGACTTAGCATCCTTTTGCTCCGTCACATTAAACAGCTTAATTACGGTCTTGTCCAAACCGGACTGTAGCTGTACCTGAACCTGAGTAAGAAGCCCTGTAGTGAATGTCTTCACTTTCGTTACCAACTTCTTCAGTAGGTGCTGTAAAGGTATCTACTGTAGCCCAAGTGCTTTTGTCTGAGCTTCTTTGAATTGTAACTGTTCCTGTGAACGTACCTGAGATACCCAGATTAAAACTTCCTTTCTCAACAAATACGTCAGAAGAGGTAGTTTGCCCATTAGTCAGAGCTTCAGATAAAAGTGTAAAAGCCATTGTCAGTTTTCCTTATTTAGTACGCAAGGCCAGAAGCAATAGCTGCGTTGATGGGTTCCATGTCTTCAGTAGTCCAATAGCTTTTACCTACCATCAACTGCAAGTGACGGACACAGGTATCAACGGACTCCTGCTTTTCCTCTGCCGTACTGTCAGCCATACCAGTACCTGCTGCGATCTTATTGATGCGGTTGGCGACGGTGACCATAGCGGCGTAGTTGACGGCAATTTCTTCAGATGTAATTTCACTCATGTTACTTAACCTTTCAACGCTGCTACTTCAGCTTTAAGTTCATCAAGCTGTGCCGACAATTCTTGGATAGCTTTGACAGCGATAGGAAGAAGCTGTGCAGGTGCCACCTCAAGACGCTCGGGGTTGTTACGCAGAACACTGCTAACCCACTCAGCATCGTTAGCATCTT